CCGGTAACTACTAATGAAGACGCCGATTCTTGGCTCTACTTATGTAGCGCGGTCTGTCAATGCGGCAGACGCTCGGATGGTCAATCTGTTTCCAGAGATCGTCCCAGAGGCCGGTAAAGAGCCTGCGTTCCTAAACCGCGCCCCTGGCCTTAAGTTGCTCAATACCATTGGCAACGGCCCTGTCCGTGGCCTGTGGGCGTTTTCATCTAGCGACAGCACGGCCTTTGTTGTTTCTGGCACACAACTGTACAAGATCACCACATCGTATGTCGCCACGCTAATTGGCACGGTGGCTGGTACTGGCCCTGTCAGTCTGGCTGACAATGGCACGCAGCTGTTCATTGCGGCCAACGGCCCCAGCTACATCTACAACAACACGACAAACGCCTTTGGCCCAATCACCGATCCAGACTTCCCAGGCGCTGTGACTGTCTGTTATCTGGACGGCTACTTTGTGTTCAACCAACCTAACAGCCAGTTTCTGTGGGTAACTCAGGTGCTAGACGGCACGTCCATTGACCCGCTAGAATTTAAAAGTGTTGAAGGCTCTCCTGACGGTCTGGTTGCCGTGGTGGCCAACTTCCGTGAAGTCTGGGCGTTTGGCACAAACTCGATTGAGGTCTGGTACGACAGCGGCGCGTTAGATTTTCCTCTTGAGCGCATTCAAGGCGCGTTTAACGAGTTGGGTTGTGCTGCCCCCTACTCTATTGCAAAGATGGATAACGGCCTGTTTTGGCTTGGCCGTGACCGCCGTGGCCAAGGTATTGTCTACCGCGCCAACGGTTACACCGGCGTTCGCATTTCCACGCACGCTGTTGAGTGGCAGATTCAGCAATACGCCGATCTGTCGGACGCCATTGGCTACACCTATCAGCAAGACGGCCACAGCTTCTATGTACTGGTTTTCCCTAGTGCTAACACCACTTGGGTATATGACGCCGCTACGCAAGCCTGGCATGAGCGTGCAGGGTTTGCCAATGGCGAATTTACACGCCACCGTGGCAACTGCCAGATGGCGTTTAACAACAAGGTTGTCATTGGCGACTTTGAAAACGGCAACATCTATGCGTTTGATTTGGATGACTTTAGCGACAACGGTAGCATCCAGAAATGGCTGCGCTCATGGCGTGCGCTGCCGACTGGCCAAAACAATCTGCGCCGCACAACTCAGCACATGTTGCAATTGGACTGCGAGTCTGGCGTAGGTTTAAACGGATATGTTATTCCTGAAGTAATTTATCTTCAAACAGAAAATGATGATTATTTAATTACCGAAAACGGTGACTATTTGATTAGTGATGACGAAACAGTCATTACGCAAGGTAGTGACCCGCAAGTCATGCTCCGCTGGTCAGACGATGGCGGCCACACATGGTCAAACGAGCATTGGGCATCTATGGGCAAAATTGGTCAGTATTACAAACGTGTAATCTGGCGGCGTTTGGGCATGACCGTTAAACTGCGGGATCGTGTTTATGAGGCGTCTGGCACTGACCCTGTAAAGATTGCCATCATGGGTGCGGAACTAATCCTGAGTCCAACGAATGCCTAGCCCTAACGCTACGCCAACGCCGATCACGCCGCCACGAGTGCCGCTGATTGACCCCCGCACGGGTCTGATTGACCGCGCTTGGTATTTGTTTTTTCTGTCGTTAAATGATATTGCGACTGGCGTTGTTGACGATGTTAATCTTAACGCTGACGCCATATCCTTGCTTGCGTCTTACGATGCAGCGCTCATGTCTGTCAACCAAGAGTTGCAGACCCTACCGCCAGTGGTCACCTTACCAGTTCCTGACGTATTGACTGACTGCTGCTCGGCTTTAGATTCCCAAGTGGCCGAGATGCAAAAGCAGATCGAGGCGTTGCAAGTGCAACCGATTGTTGACACCGCAGCTATTACTGCCGCCATTAACGCCGCATCATCAGCGCCAGTCACCAAAACCGCTGACTTTACGGTAGCTGACAATGAGACTTGGATTATTAACAACAAGTCAGGCTCGACTTGTACGGTAACTCTGCCCACAGCAAGCGCATGGACGGGCCGAGAACTTACCTTTAAGAATTTGCAGGCTCAGACCTTGGTGTCTGCATCTAGCAATGTTGTGTTGATTGACGGCACAGTCGCTGGCACAGCAATCCTCTTGGCAGTTGTAGGAAATTGGGCGACAATGGTGTCTGACGGCACTAATTGGGTCATCATGCAACAAGCCGCTAACAATTGCCTCTTATTGGAGTAAACCATGACAGTCACCGTCAAAGTCCTCGTACCGGCTAAATTTGCCGAAAACGCCCAAACAACCCAGTACACAGCGACTGGCGTTACGGCCATCATCGACAAGTTCACCGCAACTAACATCAGCGCGTCTGCCGCCACAATTAGTGTGAACTTGGTCACAGCGGCTGGCTCTGCTGGCAACACCAACTTGATTACCAAGACCAAAACCTTGCAGGCATCTGAGGTCTATACGTTCCCTGAACTGGTTGGCCAAGTGCTTGGCGTGGGCGACTTTATCAGTACAATTGCAGGCACAGCCAGCGCAATCAACATTCGCGTTTCTGGGCGTGAGGTGACCTAATGCGTGTAACCTACGGCAAGGGTTTTGCACCAGCTTTGTCCATGACGGGCAAGGTTTTGGCGTTGCAGAATGAACTCCTAAAAATGCCGCAGGCCAACATTGTTACTGAGCATATTTTTAAGCCAGGCATTTACGAGCGCAAGATTACGATTCCAGCTTGGACTGTTTTGACTGGCGCAGAACATAAGACGCCCTACCATGTCCGAGTTGAAAAAGGCACGATTGCGGTCAATACAGATGACGGCATTAAAGTTTTTACTGGCCCATGCGACTTTCCGGCAAAAGCTGGAATGCAACGCGCAGGCCGTGTGTTTGAAGACGAAGTGGTTTGGGTGGACGTGTACGACAACCCAGACGACTGTACTGATCTTGCGGTGCTAGAAGACCGTTTGTATGTCGTCCCTGCGTGTGGCCTTGCTGACAGCCGGACTGACGTACAAAGGGCGCAAATTGATTATGGAGCGTTTCTTTATCAGATTGGTATGACTCAAAATGAAATGGACATGATTGTCCATAACGAGTCTGATTTGATGGAGATGCCTAAAGACGTGGCTGTGGAATTGCGCGATTCGCCGATCCACGGCAAAGGGTTGTTTGCAACCCGTGATTTTCAGGCTGGGGAAGTTGTTTGCCCAGGCCGAGTGGATGGTAAAAGAACCCCAGGCGGGCGCTTTATCAACCACTCATTTAATTGCAATATCAGACCCGAAAAAGTAGGGGATGACATTTATGCAATTGCTGCGCGTAAAATATGCGCTGGCGATGAATTACTGGTAGATTACAGAGCATCAATGCGAGTCAATTTTGGACTCACGTTACAAGGAGAATTGCCATGTCTGGATGGGTAGCAGGGGCCATAGCGGTCAGTAGTGTAGTCGGCGCAAAAACGGCTAAAAGTGCTGCAAAAACGCAAGCAGCGGCGGCATCTGAAGCCGCAGATGTACAAAAGCAAGTTGCTGATCAACAAGTCGCGTTGCAACGCGAAATGTTTGAGCGAACCCGTGAAGACCAAGCGCCTTATCGCACGGCTGGTTATAACGCATTAGCTGAAATGCAACGCACGGCTGGCAACGTGCCTGCGGCTTTTAAGTTTGGTGATTACGAATTTAAAGCTGACCCAGGTTTCGGTTTTCGTTTGTCAGAAGGCCAAAAAGCGCTTGATCGCCAAGCGGCGGCTCGTGGTGGTTTGATCTCTGGCGGCGCATTAAAAGCGGCTACTCGATTTGGCCAAGAGATGGGGTCACAAGAATTTGGCAACGCTTTCAATCGAGCGTTAACGTCATACAACACTGATGTGGCGCGTGAAAACCAGTTGTACAACCGTCAAGCAGCGTTGTCTGGTATCGGTCAAACTGCCACTAATTTAGTTGGCCAAGCTGGTCAGAACTACGCAACTGGTGCTGGTAGCGCATTAGGTACATACGGCACAAATGTGGGCAATTTAATGACCGGCGCTGGCGCAGCTCAAGCGGCTGGCCAAGTTGGCATGGCCAACGCTTTAACTGGTGGTTTAGGTACTTACCTAAATTACAGCCAAGGTAATGCGTTGCTTAACGCTTTGCAAAGAAATCAAGCTATGCAAATGGTAAATACTGGTGGTTATTCTAACGTGCCATCGTATATGGTTGTTCAACCACCTGGAGGTTAACTATGGCGCTCAATCCAAACATTTCTCTTGGCGTTAAAGGACTTGAAATTGCAAACCCTTTGGCGCAGTATGGCCAAGTTGCGGCTCTTCAAAGCGCACAAAATCAAAATCAATTAGCGCAGTATCAACTTGGCGCTGCTCAACGCGCCGAAGCAACGCAAAATGTGTTAGCTGATGCTTATAGTCAATCTATTGACCCTGACACCGGCAAAATTAACTACAACAAATTGACTGGCCTTTTGGCAAAAGGCGGTGGCGGGGCACAAATTCCAGGCATTGAAAAAACACGCCGCGAAACTGAAGCCGCCGCGCTTGCCGCCAAAAAAACCGAAGGTGAAATTGCAAAAAACGAATATGAATTGCAACAGAAAAGGTTTAACAAGGCTTGGCAAAGCGCTGGCGCTGCCGCAACACCTCAAATTGCAATTGATCAATTGACAAAAGCCGTTCGCAATGGCGAAATTGACATGGCAACGGCTACACGCGAAATTCAAAACTTGCAAAACATGCCGCCTGAGCAATACAGGGATTGGCGCGCAAATAAGATTCTTAGTCTTATGGACGCCAAGGATCAATACGCAGCGACTGTACCAAAAATCATGTCGCAGTTTGAAGCAGCACGTTTGCCAATTTATCAACAACAAGCAAATATTGCGGAGGGTCAACTTAACGTATCGCAAGGTCAGCTTAAAGTGGCGCGCGATAAATTGGCTCAAGAAGCGCAGGGTGTCACTTATCAACAAGACGCGCAAGGTAATTTTATCGCATTGCCGTCAAAACTTGCTTCTGGCGCCGTGCCTGTTGCAAGGCCAGTTACCGGCGAGGGCGGCGCTCCCGTTAAAGGTAAGCCGTCAGCGTTTGCAGAAAAGACTGCGGCGCAAAAAGTGCAAATGGGTAAAGACCTTAACTTTGCGATTACACAACTGAGTGACATCACAAAAGATGGTGGTTTGATTGACCAATCTACTGGTAGCGGTATAGGTCGAGGCGTTGACATCGGCGCAGGACTTTTTGGCCAAGCAACAAAAGGTGCAATTGCCATTGGAAAGATTGCACCAGTTGCAGATTTAGTGCTAAAAATGGTTCCTCGATTTGAAGGCCCGCAATCAAATAAAGACACTCAATCTTACAAAGAAGCCGCTGGTCAACTAGCAGATCCTACGTTGCCAACAGCAATCAGAAAAGAAGCAGGTAAAACTGTTCTTCGTTTGATGAAAGAACGTCAAGGTCAATTTGTAACATCTGACATGGCTGCTGAAGGCGTGGGCGGTGGTGGCGGCGGCGTTGTTGAATTTGGGAGTCTAAAATAATGGACGTTCGGCTACCCGATGGCACAATCATTAAGGGTGTGCCTGATAACATGTCTAAGGCCGACCTTACGGCTAAATTAAAAGCTAACGGATATGACGTTTCTAAATTAGAAGCGCCTACTGTTGCGCCAAGCGAAATTCCAGCGCCGCGCAAAGAACGCGGCTTTTTTGGCACTATTGGCGCGCCAATTCAGGCCGCGTCTGAAGGTATTATCAGCGGCGGCGGCAATGTCATGTTTGGCGCCCAAAGATTACTCGGCATGGGTTTGGAAAAAGTTGGCGGCGCTGATGCTAGTTCTCTAGGTCGAGCAGGTCAATTTTTGCAAGAAGACGCTGCGCGCCGTCTAGCAGAATCACAAGGGCGTGTAGCGCCTTTCAAACAAGAGTTTCCAGTTTCTACTGGCGCGGGTGAGTTGGGCGCTGAGGTTGTTGGCACGCTTCCTGTTGGCGCCGTAATTGCTGCGCCTTTAAGAGCAATTCCAGCAGCCGCACCGTTAGCTCAAGCCATTCGCACTGGCGGGTTTTCCAAAGGCAACATAGCCACACGCGCAGCAGGTGGTGCAACTTTAGGCGGCGCGTCTGCCGCAGTAATTAATCCTGAAGATGCGGCGCTTGGCGCAACTATTGGCGGTGCAGTACCGTTTGCTGGCCCAGCACTCGGTTATGTTGGCGGCAAAGTTGCAAACATGCGAACCATGCCGCAAAATCGTGCTGCTAGTTTGGCTCAACAAGCTGCTGGCGCTGATCTTAAAGAAGTGGTCAACGCATTGCGTAACGCGCCGCCTGGCGTTGGTGTTGCTCAAACGCTCGCACGGTTTGAGAACCCAGCACTTCAAGCCCTTGTAAGAGACTCTTTGGAGTCCACGCCTGAAGGCGCTCAATATTTGAGCAAGCTAGGAACTATGACGGAGAAGCAAGCTGTCAACGAGCTTGCAAAAATTGCAGGCGGTGTGTCTGCTGCTGAAACGCGGGCGACTGCTGAGTTGGCCAAAAACAACCTCAACGTCATTACTACACCAATGCGTGAGGCGTCCCTTGGCCGCGTCAACCTTGGCAAGTTTGTCGCAGACGAAGCGGCATCGAGAGAAGCAAATGACTTGGCTGTTTTAATGGGTTCTGGTTCTGAAATTGACCCTGCCCGCTTTGTATTGCAAGCAACTGGCGCTGAAAAAGCGCTTCGATCTGTTGGCATCAAACCATTGGAAGGCGCTCCGCTTGCCAATCAAATTGCCGCTATTTCAAAAAATCCATCTTTTGCTGGAAATGATTTGGTGGAAGGCTCGGTTCAGCGTGTAGCAGAAGACATTGCTAGATGGACTTCTAGCAACGGCGTTATTGACGCCAATGCTTTAGAAGCCATTCGTAAAAATGCAGTCAACGCTGCAATTGCTAAATTGCGACCAGGCGCTGATGCTACCGCCCAACGCAATTTGGCGGCGGGAGTTATGTCAAACATCAAACCGCTGATTGACAAAGCAATTGAAGACGCAGGCGGCGCTGGCTGGCGCGAGTATCTGACGACGCACGCCAAAGGAATGCAAAAAATTGCGGAAAAGAAATTAACAGGCGAAGCCCTTGCTTTGTTTAAAAACAACAAAAATGAATTTGTACGATTGGTGCAAAACGAATCGCCTGAAACTGTAGAAAAGTTCCTTGGCCCTGGCAATTACAACATTGCATTAGAACTTGCAGATAGCACAATGGATGTGTTGCGAAAACAAGCAACTGGTCATTTAGACC